GGGCAGTTATATCGGATGACCCATCCGCTATGGACAAGGTAAAATTGTTCTTTGAGATGTTCTCGCAGCTCCCGTCATGGTTCACAAATCTTTGGATACTTGTCGTGGCGAGTATTTATGGTATAAAGGGAACACAAATATTTAGAAACGGAGGAAAAAAATAATGCCAAATAAAAGATATAACACACAGGTCACCAATAGATTTAAAGCTATGGGTGGAGGAATGGGAAGAAGAATGTATTCCAAAGGAACACCAAAGCCTGATTTTTTAGATATAGATGGAGATAAGAATAAAAAAGAGTCTATGAAAAAAGCAGCTGCAGATGCTAAAGGTTCAAGAATGAATGCTAAAGCAGGAAGTATTCCACCACAACTTAGAAAATTTGTTGAGGCTAAACAAAAAAAGAAAAAGAAAACAGCTAAACCATCAATGATGATGATAGCTATGAAGGGTAAAAAATAGTGGCTCGACCAGGTTTATATGCTAACATTCACGCTAAAAGAAAGCGTGGAGGCAAGATGCGAAAGAAAGGTGCAAAGGGTGCACCAAAAGCATCTGACTTTAAACGAGCTAAACAAACAGCGAGATCATAATGACTAAACTATGTCCAAGAGGTAAAGCAGCAGCGAAAAGAAAATTTGCAGTTTATCCCAGTGCATATGCGAACGCATACGCTTCTAAAATTTGTGCAGGTAAAATTAAAGATCCATCTGGTGTAAAAAGAAAAGATTTCAAAGGACGTAAACCAGCGATGGGTGGCGGAATGATGAAATCTAATAGACCTATGATGATGGATGGTGGTTTAACTGAAGCAACTGCCAGACTAAAAAGACAAGGTCTAGGTATGGGTGGTAGAGTTTGTAAGATAGCCAAAAGAGGAACTAATAGGGAAGCTATCGGAAAGAATTCGTAATGGCCGGCTTAAAAGAATGGTTCAAGCAAGATTGGGTAGATATCGGTGCCAAGAAAAAAGGCGGAGGTTTTAAAAAATGTGGAAGAAAATCTGCAAGTGGTTCAAAAAGAAAATATCCAAAGTGCGTCCCTGCTGCCAAAGCGGCAAGGATGACAGACTCCCAG